TTATCATCATGGTAAGATGTTAATGAAAGAAGCGATTGATAGTCTAAGAGATAAATCGACTGGATGGGTTAAGGTAGGCGAAACATTTTTATATGCGGAGAGAAGCACAACAACAGGAAAATTAATGATAAAGACCTATTCCAATAGGAAACAGGCAGAATCAGCATCTAAAAAGCAAAACGATTTAGGCTTTGATTCTTTCGTATCGTTGAAATGGCCTTTTAAAGTATGTTGTCGTGATGTTGAAAAAAAGTTTTAACGGACGAGTATATATGTTCGGTTGCTATTAATACACGAACGTATCAATTTAAACAAAAATTAATATAATGGTAGAAACTTCAAATATAGCACAAACCGCAACTGACATATATACTATGTTAGCAGCTGGCGGTTTCAAAGTTTTAGTAGCCTGTGAAGAATCACAGACAGTTTGCAAAGCATTTCGTGCGTTGGGGATAGAGGCTTATAGTTGCGACTTAGAACCTTGCAGTGGCGGACACCCAGAATGGCATATACAAGCTGATGCAGTTAAGGAGGCTTATAGTGGTAAATATAATATGCTAATTGCACACCCGCCATGTACATATATGAGTAAAGCAGGTGCAAGGTGGATGTACCCAACAGCAGGGAATTTAGATGCAAAAAGGTTTGAACAAGCGATGGTGGCGAAGGCTATGTTTTTAAAATTGCTTAATGCTCCAATAAAATATATTGCAGTTGAAAACCCTGTACCTTTAAAAGTAGTAGAATTGCCAAAACATAGCCAAGCCGTGCAACCATATGAGTATGGACATGAATATAGCAAAAAAACCCTGCTGTGGCTTAAAAATTTACCACTATTAAAGCCTACTGACATAAAGCAAAACTATAAGCCTTATTTACCTTCAAATACTGGTGGAGCAAAAAGAGGGCAAAAACATAGCAGAGGTATTGCAAAAAATGCAAAAGAAAGCAGTAAGACATTTGAAGGTATAGCGAGGGCAATGGCCGAACAGTGGACATTAGCTTGCTGGTAACTCGCTGATATAGGTAGTTAAAAATATTTAACCAAAAAAACAAAACATGGAACCACAAGTCTTGACACAGCTAATTACCGAGAACACCGTTGAAGCGAAGATGCCTTTCAAGGCCAAAAACGGCTCGACTGTTAACGTCGAAGTGCTATTCGAGTATGACATTAACCGAACGGCAAAAGAGACCGAAAAAGAGGCATTTCTGCAAATGCTCGAAGCAATCAACGAGGCTAAAAGATACCTTGTAAATAAGTTGGAAGCATGAGACGACCTGAAGAGCAAATGCAAATAGCGATTTCTAAGTGGTTGAAATTGCAGCATAGGGAAGTTTACTTCACATTTGATGCTTCCGGGTTGATATTACCACCCGGACTTGCAAAAAAGGCTACACAAATGCGTTCACCTGAACGAGGTTGGGCTGATATGCTGATACTGGAACCGAACAGGGAGCATAACGGACTTTTAATCGAGCTGAAGAAGGACAGGGCTGAGGTTTACACAAAGGCCGGATCCGAGCGCGTTGACGAACACAACCGAGAGCAGCGCAATTTCATGAACATTATGCGATACAAGGGCTATGCTGCTACCTATGCGTTCAGCGCTGATGATGCAATACAAAAGATTGAATCTTACCTAAAGAAGAGATGATTTAAATTTGCAACCATCGATTATATTTCCGATATTTGTAAAGTTGTAACGAAGCAACCGGGTTTGGAAGCCTGTTAAAAAAGTTAATATGACAACGATTTTTACTTACGAAACATACCCCTTGGGGTGCAATATCCAAACGAATAAGGCTATTAACTTGCCTCTTCCAACGTTTGGATTTTTGCATTTCAGGGGGTTTATTGTTTCACATAAATACTTAACTAAATGGACTTTTTAGAAAAAGATTTGGAACGAATCATTTTTGAAACAGACAACGATGTTCTGCGAAAAAGAGGATTATCAATTTATGGCAAGAAATTAAGACAAGTAAGAATAGGTAATTATGGTATTGCCGATCTAATTACTATACAAAGGGAAACAAATGTTTATGAGGACATTGTTGTCCAGTATGTTATTGTAACAATTTACGAACTGAAGTTGGAGAAGGTTGGAATTTCTGCTTTTCTTCAGGCAATTGCATACGCCAAGGGGGTAGAACAATTTTACCATAGTAAAAATTACGATGATAGCATTAATTTCTTTATAAGAATAGTTTTAATTGGGAAAAACATAGATCAAACAGGATCCCTAATATACCTGCCTTCTATATTTGATAATTTAAAATTTTATCACTACAAATATGATTTAGATGGATTATCGTTTGTAAGTGATAACGGTTATCGATTAACTGATGGAGGGTTTTAGCTATGAACGGCTACGAACTTTCAAGAAAATGGTTTGACTGGTGCTTTGAGAATCCAGAAAAAACAAAGCCTATTCATACAGCACTTTACTTTTTTGCAGTAGAGCATTGTAACCGCCTTGGATGGAAGCATAAATTTGGGCTCCCAACAGAGATGGCAAAGGAAGCAATTGGAGTAAAATCATGGCACACCTACATTGCTGCGTTTAACGATTTAGTCGAATGGGGATTTTTTGAATTGGTTGAAAGAAGTAAAAACCAATACTCTTCAAATATAATTGCTTTGTCAAATTTTGACGAAGCACTTGACGAAGCACTTGACAAAGCACTGACGAAGCACATGACAAAGCAAGTACGAAGCACATATCAAAGCAATGACAGTATAAACAAACTAATAAACAATATAACCATTAACCATAAACATATATTAGACAATATTGAAAAATTTGAAATTATGGTTAATCAATTTTGCAACCAAGAAGATAAACCAGTTGATGATAAAAACGCAATAAATATTTTTCGTGATGATAAAACATTAAAGTCTAGTGAGGAGATTGAGGAAGAGCAAAATAAAATCCTTTATGCTAAAAGATACAAAGATTACTCTAATAGCCTAAGAAGCGATTCCACGATGATGAAACTAGGTCTTATCATTGGCGCAGATAAAACAGTGTTAACAAAACTTATTGATGTTTTCCTTCTTGAGAAAGGAACCGTAATGGCATCTAGCTGCGATACAAAGTATAAGGCAGTTGAATACTTTCAGAATTGGGCTAAGAAAGAGCAAAACAGAACTGATGCGCTAACTAGACATTCTAAAATAATGAAACAAAAACAAGCAAACCAATGAAACCGACCTTCGAGAGCAACGGCATAACGCTATACAATGCCGATAATATGGAAATAATGGCTCAATATCCTGACAAATACTTTGATTTGGCTATTGTTGATCCACCGTATGGGATTGGAGATATTAGGCAAAGTAAAAGCAGAAATTTACACAGCAAAATAAAGTGGAATAACCAAATACCTTCTATAGAATATTTCAATGAACTTGAAAGAGTTTCAAAAAATAGGATAATATGGGGAATAAATTATTATGCAAAATATGTTGATGATGTTGGTAGAATTATTCATGATAAAACTGGACATGGAAACAAAAACCAACTTCATGAATTAAGCGATGCAGATATTGCGAGTCATAGTTTTGGGGTAAACGTAAAAATATTTCACTACGTTTGGCAGGGAAACGCTCAGGGATCTTCAATAAATTGGAAAAACACAGGAGAAGATTCAAGAATACACCCAACTCAAAAGCCGATTGCACTTTACGAATGGTTGTTAAAAAACTACGCAAAAAACGGTGACAAAATACTTGATACCCACTTAGGTAGTGGATCAATCACAATAGCCATCGACAAGGCAAATGTTTTTGACGAAAGAAACTTTAAATTTATAGGTATTGAGTTGGATTCTGATTACTTTGCAGATTCAGTTAAGAGATTTAAAACATATAAGCAACAAGGAACCTTACCATTTAACTAATGAAAAACTTACCCAACAGTCAAGAATCAGAACGCTATGTTTTGCAGCTCTTAATATCGGAGCCTGAAAACATCGCTACCGTTCGGCAGATTGTAACTTCACCAAAATGTTTTTACAATCAGAAATACGAACAAATAGCCTCGTTTATTTACGCACAGGCAGACGAGCTAAAGGAGTTCGACATGATTACAATTTCAAACCGATTCCCGGAATACGTTATAGATATTGCAAACCTATTCACAACGTCTCCCTCGGGTGGTCGTCTTGAGGAACACTGCAGGATTATATTCGAGTTGTATTGTCGAAGAGAAATTGCATTCAAGGCCGAAAAGTTGAAAACGTTAATGTTCGATACGCAGTCAGATTTCTTCGATGGGCTTACCGAATTCGACGAGTTCACAAAGAACCTATTTTCGTTTACTCAGAGCGACGATGTTCACATTAAGGATGCTGCGAAGGAGGCAATGGCCGAGGCGTTCAACATCGCAGAGAACGGAAAGACAATGAACGGAATACCAACAGGATTTAGCTATTTCGACAATTTTTCTGGCGGACTTGGTAAGGGTGATTTAGTGGTGGTAGCGGGGGAGCCTTCGAATGGAAAAACAACTTTTGCGCTGGATGTTATTCATTATGCCGCCAAGTATGGTAAAGTGCCTTGCGGGATATTCTCATACGAAATGACAAAGCGTCAACTTGCAAATAGGCTTATTGCAATTGACCAGAACGTATCAAGTAAGGCCTTAAATGGTGGCAAATACGATACTAAAACATTGATTGGTATAGATGGACAGCTCGGAGGGTTAAGCAACGCTAATATACGCGTTTTTCGCCCTTCGTCGAATGAGTTTTCTGTTTTGGTTAACGACATAAACCGATCAGTTAAAATTCATGGGCTGAAACTCATTGTTGTAGATTACCTTCAACTGATTTCGATTGCAAAGGCGAAAGGAAACGACGAGAGGATATTTGCTAAAATTTCAAACGATTTGAAAAATCTTGCTGTTAGGCTCGATATTACAATTGTTCTTGTCAGTCAGCTTGCAAGAACAGTTAAGGGAATGTCACCTAAGCCAACGATTTCAAGGCTGAAGGGGTCTGGTGACATTGAGAACGCGGCCGACACAATCATCATGCTTTTTGTGCCGTGGAAAAATGGCTTTTATGAGTTCGAGGTAAACGGAACGACTATCGACGTAACAGGCAAGGCAATTGCGTATATTGGAAAGGGTAGAAATATTGGAACAGGTGAGTTTCTGCTCGCAACCGATTTCGACAAGCCAACCTTCAAAAATCCGAGCGTGGCAGAATTTAACGGATACCAGCCACAACAGGACAATTTTATTGAAGCGAATACTGAATTTGACGAACCAAACTTTTAAACTAACGATATGACAATCACTAAAATCAAGCAGATTTGCGACGAAACAGGACTTACGTTGCAAGCCAAATATCTCCCTAAAAAAAAATGCTGGACAAACAAACTCTTTGACGAAACAACCAACAGAGAAGTATGCAGCGCAATAGGAGTAGATCCAGCAGCAGCAGCCCGACAGCTAGTTAACGTATTCAACGAGCATCACAAAAAAGAATTTTAACAAAAAAATCACAAAAACGCAACCTTTCTCATTTATTTTACGTATAGAACAAAACTTAACTCAGCAAAACTATGAACTACATTAAACCACGATTGCCAGAAGAGGAAATACGACTATGTATCGAGATGTTTAGCAAGGAGGAGGCAGCGGACAGAATAATACGTTTTGTTGGCTCATTAATCGATTTATTCGATAAGCAGGCAAAACTAGACGAGGATATAAATCGTATTGTTTCAGAAATTTCAAAAACAGCAAAACAAAACAATGAGTAACTATGAAAACGCAAAACGTATTGAAATTAATCGAATATATCTTTATCTTTGCAACAATTGTAATAGTTTCAAAGATCGTGTATTTTAATTTTTAATCATGCCAGCACCAAAAGGACATCCACGTTGGGGAAATCCATTGAATGTAAAAAAACTTACTCCAGAAGAGGTTTGGGATGGTGCTTGCGAATATTTTGAATGGTGCGAAAAAAATCCGTGGAAAAAAAGCGATTTTATAAAGAGCGGAGAATCAGCGGGGGAAATTGTTAAGCTTGAAACAGAACGACCTTACTCAATTTCAGGACTTTGCAACCACTTGGACATATCATACCAAACATTTGATAACTACTCAAAGGCTGAAGGTTACGAAACATATTTTGAGGTTTGCGCGCGCATAAAGCAAATCGTAGATACGCAATACTTTGAAGGAGGCATGGTTGGTGCATTTAATGCTAATATCGTAACTCGCAAATTAGGGCTATCAGAAAAAACAGAATTGAGCGGGTCGTTATCGGTTACACAAATTACAGGAATGGAAATAAAGTAAAATGGTTCTAACCTTCGATACTCATGGAAATGAGAAGCAAAAGGAGGTTGCTATAAATTGGCTTGATCCAACCGTTTCGGATATTGTTTACGGAGGCGCAAAAGGAACTGGAAAATCATATCTAGGGGCATCGCTAATATTTGGTGATGCTTTTCTGTATCCAGATACGATGTATTTTATTGCTCGTAAATCGCTTAACGATATTAGAAAGTTTACGTTACCGACAATATTTGAAGTGTTCGATTCGTGGAGACTTTCAAAGGGTTACTACAACTTCAATGGTCAGGACAACTACTTCACTCTTCATAACGGATCAAAGGTGTTTATGATCGAAGCTAGGCACATGCCATCTGATCCGCTATACCAGCGGTTCGGATCTATGCAAATGACAAGGGGGTGGATTGAGGAAGCGGGAGAATTTGAAACAGCCGCAGCGAGTAATCTAAAAGCATCACTTGGCAGGTGGAAAAATGACGTGTATAACCTACCTTTGAAATGCCTGCAGACTTGTAACCCATCGAAAAACTATCTCTATTCAGAATACTACAAGAAGAATAAGGAAGGTAAACTTGATTCATGGAAGCGATTCATTCAGGCCTTGCCAACCGATAATAAGATGCTGGCTCCCGGATATTTAGAACACCTTGAGCGCACATTGACGGCAAACGAGAAAGAAAGATTGCTTCATGGGAATTGGGAATATGACGACGACCCGACAATCCTCATGGATTATGATAAAATAATTGACATTTTTACAAACACGCACGTAGCATCTGGGCAAAAGTATATTACTGCCGACATTGCTCGGCTTGGAGACGACAAAACAAAGATCAGAATTTGGGACGGGTTGCGATCAATCAAAAAAATATCTCAGGACAAAAGCCGGGTTGATGAAATTGCAAAACTAATAAAGCAGTTACAGCAGCAATACGCAGTTCCTAACTCCAATACTATTGTTGACGAAGATGGTGTGGGTGGTGGTGTTGTTGATATACTCAGATGTAAGGGATTCGTAAATAACTCTTCACCTATACCAGTTAACGGAGTTACCCCAAACTACAAAAACCTAAAAGAGCAGTGCATCTTCAAATTGGCTGACTTGGTAAATCAAAATGCTTTATATTTGTCGGATAGTAATCACGCAGAGCGGGAGTTAATAATTGAGGAATTTGAACACATAAAGCAGGTGTCGACAGAGGGGAAATTGGCTACACTTTCAAAAGATGAAATAAAGGCATTGATTGGCCGTTCACCTGACGAGTTTGATAGCATACTAATGCGTATGTATCCAGAATTAAAACCAACAATTATTCATAGAGGAACACGGGTAGCATCATGAAATTAGAAAACATAGCACTAAAAGAATTTCTGCAGCTCGACAATGTCGACGAATACCATTTCGCATTTAAATATGCCTCTATTTTCAAAGAGAAAGTAGATCACTTTGGCATTGGAAACTTGCTTATTCGATCCTTCGGGGCAGTCAAGGACATTCAGGAATTATACGGCACAAACTTCAATGTATTCGATTTAGTCAAAGGGTTAACCACTTTGTGCGAAAAGACTGAGCAAGAAATTTACGACATGGGTATCATTGAATTTGTTCAGGCAAGAAACTACTTTGAATCAGAGTTGGAAAAGATCAGCAATGCCGAGGCTATCACGTTTAATAGGACTCCTACTGATCGAGAACTAAGGGCTGGAATTGAGAACATGGGAATATTCGGAGTTGAGTTGCAATTGGATTCACTTTGCCAAGGTGACATCACTCGAAGAGATAAGATTAGGGCTGAGCAATATGGTAAGTGTTTCACATGGTTGGCGATGTGGCAGGCAAGAAGTGATTTTCAGGAAGAGTATAACAGAATTGCTAACGCTATTTAATATTTTGATTCAGTCTAAATAAAGTCGTATATTGCGCTAAAATTTATCTTGATGAAACAGTTCGAAGTAGTTAGAGAATTGAGAACGTTAGCCGAGAACAATGAATGGCTGTTTCTGTCGGGTGATAAGTTTGCTCAAAACATTAGTGCTATTCGGAAGTCTATCGATAGTGGACAACTCGCACTAGAGGCGCAATTAATCAACTTCACACCTACAACTGTCAATAGCGTTATAACTCAGATTTCATATACACTTGAAATTGGATTGGGTAGGAAATTCGACCCTAAAGGAGATACGGCCTCTATTCGTGAAACATTCTTGGAGAAATATGACAACAGGCTTGAAGAACTTTCAAAACTGTTCGTTTCAACGATTATTGGATTTGGATGTGACAATGAGCTCGATGTTTCGTTTGGAACATTGGCCTATGCGCTCGACGTAACAGCGCAGGATATTGATTTTGTTGTTGGCGAAGTAACCCTAACGCAATACTAACCAAGCTTTATAACCATGAAAAATAAACGAATTATTGGGATCGTCTTGCTGATAGCGTTTGTTTTGTCAGGAAGTGCTTTGCTTATAAACATTGCAGGAGCGTTGGTATTTTTCGTTGCAATTGGTATAGCTGCTGTGATTGCGATTATTATTGCGGCAATAGTTTGGCTCTTAACAAGTAAATGATGGAACTATCTGCAGTTGACATTCTTTCCCTACCTGTTGTCCCGACAATTCCACTTGTTAACAGGGAGAATCGGAGGCGTTTTTTCTTTGAGTTTTCTAGAGTGATTCCAACGCTGGAAAACCTTAACTTAGAATTTTATCAACGGCTTTTTGACGAAACAAACAAGTTGTCGTATGCTCAACTACTTTCAATTCTTGACAACCATTACAGAGAACTAAGAAGGCAATTAATTGAAACATACAAGCCAAAAACGTTTGTTTTCAAGGGTGATTATTTTCTTGATATGTATAAATCAGAATCGTAATGGCACAAACAGCAGACCAGTTCGCGGAAGGAATCATTGAACGAATCAAGCAGCAATATAATGCGCTTGGCCTTCGTGCGTCTGGTAACTTTGAAAAGG